GCAAGTGGACGTGCTTGTACAGATGCGACTATAGAAAAGATATGGTGGCAGTGTACAGGCATGAAAGTTAGTATTCTTTTTGATGCTACATCTGATGTTCTAGCAATACAACTAGGTGAAAATCAATCTGGTTATCATGATTATACATCTTTTGGTGGATTATCAAACAATTCTGGAAGTGGTAAAACAGGTGATATAAAATTTACCACTGTTGGTCATTCTAGTGCAGATACTTACACAATTATTATGCAAGTGAGAAAAAATTACTAATGTCTACAAAATTACAAGGTGATATAAAAGTTATTAATCAAAGATTAGATACTATTGAAAATAATCATCTTACTCACTTACGTGAAGATATTAAATCTTTAAATCAAAAAATATGGGCGATAGTTGTATTAGCTATCGCTCAATTATGTTCATTAGTTTTAATTTTCGTATCGCAAACTATTTGAGGTAAATATGGCAACATCAAGCTCTACCGATTTTGAATTAGCAGTTGATGATTATATAGAAGAAGCATTTGAAAGATGTGGTTTAGAAATACGTACAGGTTATGATTTAAAAACAGCAAAAAGATCACTTAACTTAATGTTGGCTGAGTGGGCTAATCGTGGACTTAATCAATGGACAATTGTTCAGAGAACACAGGCACTCACAGCAGGTGATTCAGAATATGATTTAGGAACAGACGTGATTGATGTTTTGTCCGTTGTTGTTAGAAGGAGTGGAACAGATTTTAATATGTCACGTATAAGTCGTGATACTTATCTATCTATACCCAATAAAACAACGACAGGTAGACCAACACAATATTTTCTTGACAGACAAATAACACCTAATTTAAAAATTTGGCTCACACCTGAAAACAGCACAGACGTTATACATTATGATGCTCTAACTAGGATACAAGACGCTGACACTATGCAAAATACTTTAGAAGTGCCTTTTAGGTTTTATCCTTGTTTAGCGGCTGGATTGGCTTATTACATATCATTAAAACGTGCACCTGACAGAATACAATTATTAAAAAACGTATATGAAGAAGAATTTGATAGAGCTATGGCAGAAGATAGAGATAGATCATCTTTTACTATTGCTCCTAGTTTATCATATTATAGGGTTGGTTGATGCCGAAATATGCAAATCCAAGTAATTCATATGTAATATCAGATCGTTCAGGATTTCGTTATCGTGCTAAAGACACACGAAAAGAATGGAATGGACTGCGTGTAGGTAAAGATGAATACGAAGATAAGCATCCACAGCTTGATCCTAGACCAAAAAAAGCAGATGCAGAGGCTTTGCGTGATGCAAGACCTGCTAGAACAGAACCAGCTATTGAAGTTTTATTAGAGCTTGATCCATTTAAAACAGGTAGTTCTGGAAGCAGTACAGTAACTGTAACAGAAAAAAGTCATGGTAGATCTGCATCAGGAACAGTTAGATTTAGGAACGTAGTTTCTTTTGATGGTATAACAAAATCAGTGATGGAAAATTCATCTGGCTTTACTATTGCTAGTGTTGTTGATACAAATAATTACACCATAACAGTTTCAGATACTGCAACTGTAGGATCAATAAGAGGTGGTGGCAAGATTGCTTCAGCAGGTCCTGTCATATTGGAGGCTTAATGAGTTTTACATTAACGACATTAAAATCAACCATACAAGATTACTCTGAGAATACCGAAACAACTTTTGTTAATAATCTTAGAGAATTTATAAGAGCAGCAGAGAACAGAATATTTAAAACTGTTGACTTTGAAGTATTTCGTAAAAACGTGACAAGTGCCACAACATCATCAGATAGATTTTTATCTGTACCAGATGATTATTTAGCTTCTTTTAGTTTATCTATAACAAATTCAAGCAACATAGAATTTTTATTAGAAAAAGATGTAAATTTTATACAAGAGTACAATCCAAACAGTTCTACTACAGGTGCACCAAAATATTATGCACGATTTGATGTAAATAATTTTATACTCGCACCAACACCTGATAGTAATTATTCCGTTGAATTACATTATTATCATAGACCGACAAGTTTAGCAGATAGTACAATTGAAATAACAGTCGCATCTTCATCTAGTCTTGCTGTTAATGAAGTAATAACAGGTGCTTCTAGTGGTGCTACAGCTACAATACAAAGCAAAAACGACAGTACAAACAAGTTAACAATCATTGTACCTACAACTGCGTTTACAAGTGGTGAGACAGTGACAGGTGGCACAACAGGTGCTTCATCTGCCATATCTGCCATATCAAGTGATACAACAACAACTTGGTTAAGTACAAACGCTAGGAGTGCTTTACTTTACGGATCGCTTTATGAAAGTTATATTTTTATGAAAGGTGAACCAGACGTTTTGACTTTGTATGAAAAAAGATTTAATGAAGAACTTATGAGATTAAAAGATTTAGGTGAGGCTAGGGAAAATGCTGATGCTTACAGGCAAGGATTACCTAGAAGAGCAAGGACATAGGAGATAAATTATGGCAACCTCAAATGCAGCAACCACTTATTTAGAGCATAGGATACTTAATTTTATATTTAATAATAACGCACAAGTATCCAGTGCCAACTTTGGTAGTGGTAATTCAAACGGATTAGGAAGTAATATATATGTTGGATTGGCTACGGCTGTTTCAAACTTTGATGATAGTACAGGTGAATCAGCAGATGCAGGTTCTGTATCGGTTACAGAAGCAACTTTTGGTGGATACGCAAGAGTACAAACTACTGCTTGGACACTGGTATCGCCTACAGCAAATCAACAAACTGCAAAGAATACAAATGCAATTGATTTTGCAGCTAAGACAGATAGTGGAACGCAAACAATAACCCATGTGTTTATAAATGATAGTTCTAGCTCTAGTGGCAATAATAACTTTCTGTTTATTGGAGCATTAGATGCAAGTAAGACATTAGCAGAAGGTGATATATTTAGAATAAACGCAACAAACTTGAGTATTGAGTTAAAATAATGGCATTAGTAATAAAAGACAGAGTTAAAGAAACCACAACCACTACAGGCACTGGAACATTTAACTTAGCTGGTGCAGTAAGTGGTTTTGAAGGTTTTATCCAAGTTGGTGATGGTAACACTGTTTATTATGTTTGTACAGACAATACAAGTTTTGAAATTGGTATAGGAACATTTACTGATGGTGATCCTGATACTCTTTCAAGAGATACAATACTACAAGCTAAAGACGTTCCAAATAGCACGACAGATCAAAAAGTAGATTGGGGTTCTGGAACAAGAACAATATTCTGTACTTACCCTGCTGATAAAGCAGTATTTAAAGATGCAAGTAATAATATTAACGGCACATTTGTAGGTAATATCACTGGTAATGTTACAGGAAATGCTGCAACAGCCACAGCTTTGGAAACAGCTAGAACAATAGGTGGTGTGTCTTTTGATGGTACAGGAAATATTAATCTATCGGGTGTAAACACATCAGGCAATCAAGACACTTCTGGCAATGCTGCGACAGCCACTACGTTACAAACTGCTAGAGACATTAACGGAACAAGTTTTAATGGAAGTGCAGATATAACTGTAACTGCTGCGGCAGGAACATTAACTGGCAACACACTTAATTCAACAGTAACAGCATCTAGTTTAACAAGTCTTGGAACACTAGCTAGTGATCTTAACGTGGGTGGACAAGATATTATTAACACAGGAGTTAGTTCTGCTGACACACACGCAGGTGAATACGGAAGCTCAAGTTCTCCTATTACTTTTACAGTTACTGTAGCATCTAAGTCAGGACATCCATATCAAGGTGATGGTAGTGGTCTAGGTTATGTTATAAACGGAGTTCAAGCACCAGCTTTAACATTGCATGGTGTAGATAATGTAACATCTGACTCAGGATATTATTATAGATTTGACCAATCTGATAGCAGTAACTTAGGACACCCACTAAGGTTCTATTTAGATGCAGACAAAAGTACTGCATATAACACAGGTGTAACAACAGATGGTACTCCAGGAAGCAGTGGAGCATATACACAAATAAATGTTGATGAAGACACACCAAACATATTGTATTATCAATGTAGTCAACATGCCTACATGGGTAATCATGCAATCGTTCTTGGGTCTAATGTTGTAAATCATACTGAAGGATTAATTAGTTTTCCAACAATATCAGCAGGTTCAACAACTACTCTTGTAGGTACAGGAACAACAGATACCTTAACTAATAAAACAATTGATGTAGACAATAATACTGTATCTAACATTGAGGTAGA